ACAGTGTCTTGGTCTAGCTCTCCACAAAAACAAGGAAGATTACCGTTGTCTCCCTTCTTATAGCCAAGTTCATCGAACCTAGCAATAACTTGTCTCTCTCTCTTAAGTGTCTCTCTCCGCTCTTCTGTATTCAAACTCTTCGATGCTCCGCTTTTCCAATATTTCTTGGATTTGCCCGATTGTTGAGAGGGCGTTGAGGAGTAAGTTTCTGGTATCGGCATAGTCCTCCATCTTCAAAGTGCTCAGGGCAAGATTAAGGTGTTGCTCTGTAATATATAAACGCCTTAGTAGTTCATGATCTTTCATGTTATTTTTTCCACAAGGTCATCTACTCCAATGAAATTCTCATAATGGCAACGGTCATATACATCGCACCACATACTTGAACATAATGCATGGCTCCTGTTAAGAGGCCAGTAGTCTTTATCCACCCTGTCATTTAATTCAGTAAGCATTTTATATGCCATATATAAATCCTCTGCTGTTAATTCAGTCTTTAGGAATACAGGATGCTGATTAGGTATGATGAGATGATTCTCAAATGCTGGTATCTCAGTCAACTTCCTATGCTTCATTAATACTAATGCATAAAGTGCGCCTTGTAGTACCCATTCCTTCTTGGCCTTCTTTGCAGGCTTTGACTGGCGTTTGACATCTATGATGAGAGGCTTCTCCTGTCTCTCGGCAACAATGTCCATGTAACCAGTAGTTACTCTGGTATGTCCATCAAAGATGATGTTGAAGTAGTACTGAGTCTCTAACGGTTTGTAGTTAATCCAACTCATGTACCCCTCTACCGCTGACACATGCTCATCTAACGTGCCTGCCAGCTTAGAGAAGTCATCATAGGACATGGATGGTTCCATATCACTTAGTGACTTCTCCATTGACTTACGTATGTTACAGGCTTGAACGCCTGTCATTAGGTTCTTTAACCCTGCCTCATATCCGGCATCTACCATAGTACCTGCGCCGGAATAGAAGTTATAGCGGAACTCTGCTCCGCCTAGTTTCTTGTACCATAGTTGTTTAGCACAGAAGTTAGTGCTACTGGAATGGCTTAGTCTTATATCTGGATGTATCATTAGTTTAGCTGGTTAGGTGGTGTGAGTGGTTCATCATGAAAGTTATCACTTATTGCATCCTGCTCCTCCTTTAGTAGTTTGTAGCTAATGACTTCAAACAATACTTGGTTACTGGTCAGCCACATAACAACTGACTCACGCCCTATCCAACGGATAAAAAACTGTAGGAAGGTTCTTTCTTTTTTTGCTGTGATTTTTTCTACCCCATAGCCGGATGTGTGTATCCATTTAGCATCAGGGCGGAAGTTGGTTTGATTATCTGCATTATACAGAAGGTCTCCGATTGTCTCCAAGTCAAGTTTGTCTGACTCATATATTCTTATAATCATGTTGTCTCCAGTTTTTTAAGTTACTATTATCTCATAGCAGAAGTGACTATACAACTACTATATTGAGTTTAATTCCAGAATAAGTTGTTCAACTCCAGACAGCTTACCTATAGGAAGGTTGATGCATGACTCCTTACACATCCAACCGTTACTTTCATCTACCTCACCCTTCATCACGGTAATGCCTTCCTTCTCAATGAAGTCATAGGTGGTCATACCTAGGATGTATGCATCCTCATACCATGAATCATCCATGTAGGGTGTGTCAATTCTGTGGAGGGACAGGAATATAAACCAGTCCGGCTTCTGATGAGAGTGATTGTAGAGCGGGACAGAACATTCGTAGAATGACTTCGGCGGTACTGTTCGATCCTTGGTCTTTACCTCTACACTCTTACCATTAACTAGAAAATCATACTGTGTCGCTGTCTCCGTACCTCTGTTGTCTGATACAGCCAGACCGAAACCCTCTAGGTAGTCCTTAGCTACGTACTCGCCTATAGCTCCAACATTAGTACCCTGTTCTCCTCGCATACTCCTTTTGTAGGTCTTACCCTTGGAGTATTCTTTTGCCTTACTTAAAACTTCATCCGATAACTTTATTTTCTTCAAGTCCATTTGTCTCCTTTAATATTTTTCTAAATGATTTACCGTCTAGTGCCCCTTTACGGTTATTACATGACTGGCATACAATTTCCATGTTGCCTACATCATTCTTTATTTTATTACGAGCGGTCTTACTGCAACCACTTGATGCGAGGACTGACCTTGGTATCGTGTGATCAATGTTCCACTTATCCTCTACATTGATAGGGCATTTACAGTAATGACATTTGCCCTTGCCCTTTACCCAAACCTTAATATAAACGGTTCGGTTATATCCGCCGGATGCAATTCCCCTCTCCTTCCTGACCTCATCCTGCTTCTTACGTTTACAAACCTTAGAACAATACCTCTGTGACTTCTCCTGATATGGGGCTGGCATGTAACCTTCACCACATAACTCACATTTCTTTTCTTCCATTAATTCCCCTAGCCTGTTGATGAAGTTTACGCAAGTTGTCAAGGTGTATCTTGTGGGAACGTCTCTCCCAAACCTGTTTTCCTACACCATCTCTAGCATTTATTTTTTGAAGTTCAGAGTTGCTTAGTCTTTCCAGTTCTTTCGTCATATAGCTCCTTAAATAAACCTTTACTGTATACACTTTTCCCTTGGGCTAATAATTCCGCACCTACGTCATGAATCTGCTCAAGGTCGTAAATCCACTCTCTCAGGCAATCCACTTGAAGCATTAGGTCGTTCTCCATGAAATCAGTTGACGGCTTTAACGTGCCTACACCTGTGTCTGGATCGTACATTAATGCTATTCCTAGTCTTTTTGCTGGCATGTGTCTCCTTTTTGGAATTGGTAATATATTCATTATTTCCTTGTGAGCCGGGAAGCGGGACAACTGCGAGAAAGTCTCCTACCCCCCTGTCTTTTAATCCTACTCGGATGGTAATTTCCTGTGACAACTTGAGTATTCACCACTACCCAATCTTCGCATCGCACGTGAGTAAGTCGCCAGTAGCGCATCGGAACTCTACCCTATTACTGTATCGTAATAGCCAAAGTTTAATTTAGGCACCACACCTTCCGGCTACTGGTCAGCCCTTGACCTTTTATTAAGTATGCCTTCTTTTATCAGCCCTGTCAAAGTTAAGCTCTTGCTCCGCCTTCAGGTCATGCTCCATTAGTTCAGGAATATTATTCTCATTCCAGTACCACTCATTATCTAACTCTGCATGAAACTTTAACTTGACTGGTTTAATTACTTCTCTATGTCTTAAATACATTTACCGTTCCTTCTGTGTTGTTAAAGGGATATAATAGATGGCCTTCGCAACTTCTATTATGCTCCTCTATTAATTTTATTGCAAACTCAAGTCCCTCAACCCATCCCAAGGCAATAAACTCATCCTCATCCTTCCAGTCCTGAGCTTGAAGGACTGCCAGTAAATCATTTTGAGACTTTAATTCTTCTTTTAATTTATGCAGGATTGAGGCCAAGGATGATCTCTCAGCACCTTGACGATCACGCTTAACTGCAATCTTCGTATTTATCTTCTTAATGTTTTCCTGATCATCCATGTTGCTCCTCCTTTAATAGGTTCCTTGAGTATGAACCGTTAGCTCTGAACTCATCTAACCCCTTATTATAAAGAGTTGTTAGTTCGCCTATCCAGTCCTGTAAACAATCTATCTGTAGAAGTACGTTGTTGTCAATGAAGGATGGACGTAGAACAATATTGCCCTCCCCTGTGTCATCATTAAACTTCAGTGTTATTCCTGTTTTCTGGCTCATGCTTTCCTCTTTCCCTTCCACGTGCTTTTAATTGGAATGAGCCTCTCCCTGTACCCATCCATGTCTTCCCAATAGGATACATGTACCCTTTCCAAACCTATAGCATCATGCACATCTATAGATGCTATAGTGTCTTTAATCTTTGTTAGACTCTCCTCTGACAGACATAAAGAATTTACGTTATTATAACCAGCAAAGGTTATGGTTATTGATGGATCATCAACTTTGGTATCATAACCGCAGTCCTCTGTATAGAACTTAATCTCTGTATATTGCATATTACCCCTTAGTGTTGTACCTATTTATGGTTTACGTTGCTTACATGGCGATCTGAGTACTTTTTTTCTTCCTCAATCGCTATTTCCTTGCAACGGTCTAGCTCCTCGTCTGTTAGTTCCTCAAACAGACCCTTAAGCTCCTCCAGTAGTAGAGGAACTTTTTTCCACTCCTTACCTACTATATGCATAGCTCTCCTAATCGCAGATTGCATCAGGTGGATTGACTGCTGGAAAACCCCCAACATAGCCAACCAGTTTTTTACAGTGCAGACACCTACCCTTACCCTTCTTCGGGAAGTTTAGTTCATCTACTTTATATTCTGTTGCAGGAATTATACCAACATACCCTGTGTCACCAGAGTTTACGTACTCTTCTTCCAGTACTGCTGGCTCCTCCTTCTTTACCGGAGTAACCTCTTCTGAGTCTTCCTGCCTCAAGGCTTCAGACATTTGCTCCCAAATCAGGCTGTTGAGCTTACTGATTATACCTTCCTTGTCAGGTTTAATCTCAACTGCATGGATGTTCATATTGTTTGAGAATAAGCAATCCAACCCCGCAGACGATACCTTCCTTGCAGAATAATCATCCTGTTTAACAATAGCCTTCGCCTGATCGAATGACCTAGCGAATCCTAATACTTTACCATTTCTTTTTACCTCGTATATTCTCATAATAGCCCCATTATGTAGTTATTCCATTGATTAAAAAATGACAACCAGCTAAACATGATTGCCAGTAATACCAGCCTAAGAAATATCTTCCTCATCCGGCTCCTTATGTATTAGTATTACCTCTTCAAGATTCGTGCCAGTAATAGCTTCTACAACTTTTATTTCATCTTTTGTTAGTAGCCCCCAATTCTCATGACCCATCCTCATACGTGTTGCCTCGTCTAGGTAGTCACTGAAAAATTCATATATAAACTCTTTAGGCATGGTCTTTCTCCGTTTCGTTTGACCGTTTGAAACCGTTTGAAACCATTTTCAAACGCTTTCCTTAGTTAAACCAGTGTTTTATCTGCTCGTTTGACCGTTTGAACTTTTACCCCCCTTACATACATTGAAGGGGATGTTGTCCTGAGATATAGGCCGTACCCTTCAAACGTTCAAACGAGGTAGTTTTATTGTATTATTTATTATTATTTATTATTATTATATTATTATAAATTAGATACTTACGTATGGTAGTTACAGCGTAAGTTCGTTTGAAAAATCTTTCAAACGAGTTCAAACGAGTCAAACGGATTTGACATTTGTAACTTCAGTTATACAATTGTCATTATTTTCACTCCTTAAGAACCGTCTGACCTGTCCGGCATCGAAAGGTCTTCCTGAGCTTGGCTGTACGTATCCCTTCTTAGCAATCTCACCTGCTATCTTATTATAGGACAACCCCGAATGCCTCAAGGTTTCTACCTTACGTATGAACTTATTGAAGCGTATCTCTCCGTACATCTCCTTTAAAGACTTACGGCCTTCACACTTAGGTCTTCCATCGACTGTTGTCTTGCCGGACTTTAGTCTTGCACGTTGTCTGGCGTTAAGGAGCTTCTGTACTATACTATTCTTCTCCCACTCACTCACGGCCCCTAGCAGGGTTCTAATCAGTTTGCTTGATGGATTGTCTTCAATGAAGTGTTCAGGACTGTCAGCAGGGATTAGGTTGTATCCTAATTGCTTAAGGTCTCTGAATCCTAGCTCCTGTGTTATCAGGTCTCGGCTGAACCTTGATATGTCAGATACGATTATTGTCTTGCAGTCTTCAGTCTTTGACAGGAACTCCAGTAATGCCCTGAAGCCTTCTCTATCATGGATAGAGTCAGAGCCTTTAACGGCCTCGTCATAGGCTCCTTTTATTAGGCTGTACTTATCCTTGGCAAAATCTTCTATTGCCGTAATCTGCCTCACCTCGGAGTCTCCCCCTAGGTTAGTACTACTGCTAGTCCTCATGTAATATACTGCTGGTGTTAATGTAGACATATTATCACTCCTGTAAGGTATAAAATTATTGCTATTAAAATTAGTTCAATGACTCTATCGTTATTCACTCTCATCCTCCTCATTATCTATACAAGACTCACACTTCCATTCACGTGTCTTTTCGTTATAGCTAAAGTTAGGTGCGTAATCTGAATCCACCAGAGTATCGCACTCACTGCAATAAAATACGCTCATATTAGTACCCCCTGTTGTCTATTTCACGCCTAATGATGTCATCTATCTGGTCTAACGTACTGTCAGGGATAGATACATCCTCATCAACCTTTTCGATGATGCGCCGTTTCTCCTCAAGTAGTAACTCATCTGCTGAGTGACCAGTTAGCTCCTCATAGAAGAGATCAACGTCTTCTTCTGTTATTCTCATATGTCTCCTTTATTTAATTAATACATTTTATGTGCCAACCTTGTAATGAAGCTACCGTAATGTTTCATTTCAAGGAAATCAACTAACCTACTCAGCATATAATCATTTTCAAACTGATTCCTGTCACGATGTGACCAAGTAAGTTCAGCCTTAGTACGCACATTCTCATAGTTCAGCCTCATTTCTCCACCAGACCGTCCATATCCGTGTGGTACTTCCTCTGTTAGGTATTCCAAAAGAAATTTATCTAAGACAACCTCTCGTTTATTCATGCGATGCTTGCCTCGACTCCGGTTCATCACCGCTGTTTCTTTTATTTTTTTCATCCAATAAGTATTCATCATATTTCTCCGTTTTTTTTAAGTTAAGTATGTGCTACTCAGGATAATACTCATGAGTAACTATTCTTCCGCCGATTCTCCAGTGATCAATGTGAGCCTGAACATCTTCTCCGTATGGAATGATCCATTCAGCCCATCCCCATTCTCCATCAGAGCATTTGTAAAATAATCTTAATCTACACATACATCCTCCTTAATTCCGCCGTGCTTTTTTATAACCTCATCGACAACCTTGACTGGCACGTATGGATAAACAGTCGAGGTAAACTTTATTTCAATCCCCTCATGCTGATCCGCAAACGATTGCTCTGCGAAATCAACCAGTAGCGGTTCCTTTTCTGATGGGAACCCAACCTCTACGGATGTGTAGGAGTCAGCCTGTGCCTTCTTCGGGATACTGTAATGATAGGCGGATGCCTGTACTGACATGTTAAAGCCATCCTTACAGTAAATTATGGGGCATAACTGCCAGCCCTTATAGTCTTTAATTGTCAAGGTTGCCCTTGTCTTTATGTATTCGTTAATGATGCTCATATGCTCTCCTTTTTTTTTTGGTTTTTGGTTAATAGCCACACTAACTAAGTGCTGGCTCTTGCATGGTTACACGCTGATTATTGATGCGCTGTAATTCAGTTATTGTATCCCTTAGATAGGTATGCTTCTTCATGGAATCTAACGCATCATTGTAAGTCTTGGTAGCCTCCTTTATACTTTTATGGAAAGTATTATGTGTAAAGGTATTAGCCTTCCTAGTCTTCACTCCATCATTTCCATGATTAGGCATCTGATTAAGTTCGGCTGATACAATGAACATATCATCGCCATATTTTTTTAGGCTACAGTCAAAATCTACAAAATTTGTAGAGAATGTTAGATGTTGTATTCGTTTAGCTTTTGCCATATATACCTCTTTTATATATTAACCTTGTTGAGTTTACGGTCTTTCTTGCCGTAAATTTTACCGGACACCTTTATCCTCACGCATGGGTTTATAGTCCAGCCCCTGCGAGGCATCCATCCTTTCTTCTTCTTACTCATACTTCCCTTTCAAAATTAAAAGTTTAG